TGCACAATCTGGATCCAATAGCCACCAACCTCGTGAGCCATCTGTTTCTTTTACATTTAGCTTACGCTTTTTATATTGCACATAAGCCTTAGCAAATTCATCTGGATACATTTTTAATGCCCTTAGTCGCATTTCAACATCCGGGAACATGTCATCGAAAAAGCGTGGATCAAACTCAACTGCTGGTCTATTGCCAACTTTAAAGCGACTACGGCAATATTCGACAGGAAGTTCCTGGAATGTAAAACCACGTGATGTTTCAATATAATACCCATAATAGCAACCATTCACGATTACTTTTAAGGCTATATCTTTACATAATTTTTTCACACCACTCTCGTCCATAAAATCAAGAGCTTTTGAAAAATCAGCTAAAATTTTTTCATCCTTAGCCTTTTCTTCAACCTTGTATGGAGTAATATACCAATCATATCTATATAAACCTGCAAAATAAGTGCAAAGTCTTTCATATAGACCACTGATCTCGTAGAAATAATTAGAAATCTTGCGCAAAGCACCGAAATCCTTTCGCGCAATTGCCTGCATAACAGACAACTTACTATAATTCTTTCTATCGACCCTTTTAAGAGATCCCAAATCAATTATAGCATCTTCAAGAGTCTAAAAACCAATCTTAACTTTACCATAATCGACTTGGCCACCATAAATGTCTCTTAATTCTGGACGTTGAACGATTGAAAAGCCTTTGGCATGGATGCTATCCTATCTGTCAGCCAATTCAATCCCTCCTTAATATCCAGCTTTCTCCATGATATAATCATAACTTATTAAGTTTTCCTCAGTATAAGGTATCTCAATTAAATTATAATTATTAAGCGCGCAGAAGCGTCTTTTTTTATTGTCGTTAAATTGCTGACGATAAAATCCTTGCTTGCCACCATATTTAGAAGAAGGTTCATAATGTTGCTTGCCTTGATATTCAATCAAGAAGTCTACATTGCCATCGTCATCAAATACACAAAAATCAAACTTTAATGGTCTACCATTTGGACTATTAAGTCCTTCAAAAATTTGTTCTTCTGTGAAGTTTAGACCAGCTTCGCGCAATATTTCTTCAATCTTTATTTCTCCTCTTGAAGCACGCACTTTTGACACCTCAATTCATAAAAAGCATATCGCTAAAACGTTTCTTATTGCGTTTACGTTTTTTATCTTCTTCTAATTTAATCCAATATAATCCATATTCAAATGCTGAGAATTTATCTTTCTTAATACCTTTATTAGCTTGCTTTAAAATGATATTGACGCCTTCGTTTTCTTCACGAAGATTCATCATTTCTTCCTTTAATATGGAAGTTAAGGTAAATGGTTTAAGATATTCTGCCCGCTCTTCTGGTTTCATATCTTGACCTCTTTTGGTACCCATTAATTTAATTTTTGCAACACGTTCATCAATTAACATCTTTACACGGCCTGCTTGCATCATGGACTGAACATTACCATGTACTTCGGTATTGATTGGCGCATTAGCTTTAATAATCCATAAAGCATTTTCTTCGCATACTTCGGTGCGATACTTTTTATATTCGCCATCTTCATCATTATCTACACCAAAGTCTGCTAATAAATCTCCAGTATCTGGATCTGTTTGTCCTTTAACTAAATAGTCAACAAGACCAATACCAAGACCATTACCGTCGATTACAATTTTCTTTGCTTTATATTTATAGTATAATTTTTTGATATAAATACACTAATCTTCAAAATGAGCATCACTCAATGTATAAATATTGACCAAACTAATTATTGCATTTCCCGCCGTTTGCGGATTTACTTTAAACACACAAATAACAGTGTCGCATCCGCGGCGGCCTACATCAACAGATAGAACATAATAAGCATTCTTCGTGCTTCTGCCAGAATATTCATACTCTGGTTGCTTTAAAATACGATTATGATCAAATTGCTCAGAATTAAAGAATGCATCTTCAATAGTGCCAGACCAAACTGATTCATATTCGCGCAAGAATGATGATTCATTAAATGTACCATCCATCTTTAGATCACGAATAAAATTCTTATCAAGCAAATCCATTAATACTGGAATGCGCCAGGTACCACCCATAATCATTGCGCGATCTGGCTTAACTATCTCCCAACACAAGAGCTGTATTAGTTTGTCGTATGCAAATGTATTTTTCCAGCCAGCGGTAGTTACATAAATCTATGACTTATTAAGAACTTCATTGTCATCTTTCCCACCACATGCCGCACGTCTGGAAACGTTCATTGTAGGAATAATAACTTCATTAAGAATCGTTCCATCAATACCTACGCACTCTTCCATGAGCCCGCCATGGCGGCGCTGTCCTCTCGAAGTCTCACGAGCTGCGATATTGTCCAGCACTGACCCGTTCTTAAATATGTATCTAACATAATCTTTTCCCTCCATTGTCTTGCCGCGACGCCAATCTATTTCATCACGTAATGGAGGTATTAAATGACATAATTCTTGAACCTTAGCTTTAATAATACTTGATGCCTGTTCCTTACCGCCAGATGTAACAAATAGCTTGGCTCCTGGATACAGTATACAACGTATCATTAAAATTAATGCGGCCAAGAATGATTTAGAATAAGCACGCGGAAATACTGCATAAGTATATTTATAACGCATTGCCGCACGCAAAAATACTCTCTAATAAAAGAATAAGTGAAAATTTTCTGGGTTATTTTTTTCCAATAGGAAGTCTACAAAAAGATCAGGGTACTCGCGCCAAAATGATACCCATTTTCTAGCAACTGGTATGCATGCACGCACTCGTTCCTCTGACAAGCCTATTTTCTCAACACCAGTTTTAAGATTCAATAAATCTTGTAAAGCCATTATTCATCATCCTCTCCGAGGAGTTCACGTATAGTGGCTTCATCATCAGCTTGCTCATCTTCAATAAACTCATAATGTTGCACAAAGTCATTATCACTTAATACTTCCTGCTCCAATTCATTCATATCCAAATCAGCAACTTCGGTGGTTTCTTGATCTTCTTCTTTTGCTTCTTCACGGGCCATTGTCCGCACAGCATTTTCAATCAAGTTACCAAGGTTCATTTCTTCTGTAACTAGTCTATGTGTATATCCGCGCAAATCCGCAAGTGTCTCATCTACTTTATCTTTTGGCTCAGAGGTATAAAATCTAGGAATAAAATCTTCTCTTTCGCACAAAAGAATAAATTCATCAATAGCAGAAACAAACTCGCCGCTTTCCGCTTTATTCTGTGCGGCAGTAAATTTAGCTGACTTCATTAACGTATCATATACTTTTGACATCTTTTGGAAACCTTCAATATCACCCAGGTCAACCAATTGATGACATTTCAATGAAGTCTTACAAATAAGTTTAAGATAATCTTCATGCGCCGGGGTTACAATATCAAATGCGGCCATCATTTCTTGATAAAGTTTTTCTAACTGAACCCACTCATAAGGACGATATGCTTTGCCCCATTTAAGAGTTAAATATTTTTTATCTTCTTCGGTTAATTCATCATCAAAAAAATCAGGAGTATTTAAATCAATAGGAGCAGTTGATGTTCCAGCCTTTTCCGCGTCTGCGGCCTTAAAATCATCAGGCTTTTCCGGCATAGTGCCAGTTGTAATGGCATTTTCAATTTCTTCACCAGTATAACCCTATCGCGCCATTACCTCAGCTTTTTTAGCATCAGCCTCTTGCCGCAACCTTTCAGTATCGGCCCAAGTATATGAGTTAAATTGCTTCATGCGCATCTTAGACAAATAACGTCCAAGAATAGTCATACCAGTTGTTTTTCTTGGATCTTTTGCATAACGATCCAATAGAGTAGTCCATTCCTCTTCAATGTAAGGAACATCTATATCTTCAAGAATCCATAAATACGTTTTAGGATCCCAGTTATCAACGTGTCTAGTTAAACATTTTTTACATTCGGGCAAATATCCTTCTGGATACTTGTCAAGTCGCTTAGTTTGATAAAATTGATTTTCGTCCATTGTACGATTACACGTTTTACAATACAATGTTTTTCCATCTGCCATTTTTAACACTCCTTTTTCTTGCTATTGCGGCACTTCTTGCAAATACTATAAAATCCATCTTTTGATGTTTTATTGATTGAGAAGAATTTTGAATGAGCTAATTTGACCTCGCCGCACCGGGAGCACTTCTTCCACTTGCCTTTTTCTACATAAGTGAAATACCACATAAGCCATTCATCTTGTGCCTTTTGCGCAATCAGCTTAGGGATCTTATTTCTCCATAAACTGCTGATATATTCTATTGAGTGTGTAAATTGGAACTCTTGTTCAAGTAATGCTTGTATTTCTGTATTCTGTAATCTATCTTGCTTATACTCAACAATGCGTTTATACATCGGGTAGTCCGCCAATGCTCTTTCAACCAGCGGCTCAAAATCCTGAACCATATACCAAGTGTCACCTTCGAAATTCCCCTCAGATCGTCCTTTTAAAATAGGAAATAATTGAAGAATTTCATTAACAACTCGATAATCACAAAAAGAAATACCTTCATATTTAATTACAGCATTATCTTGATCATCATATTCTATCCATTCTTTCCAAGGTAATGGTGGGAACGTTTTCATACCTCGTGATAATTTAGTGAATACAATAGGACGCTTATAAGCATTTTTGATTATATATTGATCTTTGCGCATTTCAATCAAGGTTCTTTTGATTATAAATGCTTCACGTCCGGATGCAGTCTTTTGTAACTTTTCCCAGCGCTCTATGCTGTCCCGCAATTGCGCTAACTACGGTATATCTTCTACATCTTGTTTAGTAATTGTAACTTTCGGCTAAAAAATTGTATTCTTCCCATTATCAGTAATTAAATTATAAATTCCATCTTCACCGTTTTCAAGTTGACTGACCAGACCTTCATAAGAAATCTCTCGCTTATTTATTGTAGCTAGACGATTTTCAGTAAGTATTTTTTTCTCCTTTTTCTCTTGTTTCTCCATGCAAAGAACCAAGTAATCGCCGAGGATCTCGAGGTATTGCTCGCTTGGGTCGGGCACTTCCCGCAAGATCTATTCTACTAGTTTTCGTCTTTCCTCTGGAGATTCAATAGTATAATCTAACTAAATTATACTAATCAACTCCTTATAAATGGTCTTATGTCCCCACTTACTACACTCATTATACTAAAAAATTTTACGCACGTCAACGACAATTTTTGCCCAAAGTTGAAAATTTCAAAAATTTATTATATAATATTTATAGAAAAAGGAAAGGAGAACAAAAATGATTGTAAAGATTGAATATGTAGATGGGGTCAAGGAAGAGTTTGAGTGCAAGAAGCTTGAATGTGATGGCGACGTTTTCATCTTGCATTTTGAGGACAAAGAGGATGTAATTATCCCTTATGGAGGAGTCGCGCACATTGATTACTAAGGTAGAAACGTATAGCTGGGAAGTGGAAAAATGAACGAGAAAAACGTATGCAAATGTTGGTCGGAAGTAAGTCTATTGAATGATGATGATAATGTATCACCATATCAGTTATTTTTATATAATAT